CAAGGCCTCCCGTGCAGCCGCCAAGGCCGCCCCGGCCCCTGCTGCCGAGTGAGGCACAGGCCCGCTGACGAGCCGTGAAGCGGCGAAACGCGCCCCTCGCAAGGGGGGCGCGTCCGGGTCAACACACGCGCCGAGCCCGGCGCACAGGAGAGAAACAGATGGCTTTCAATGTCAAGTACGAGGTGACGAAGGACGACCTGCTTGTGGTCACGGTCGACCTGAAACAGCGTGGCGACCTGTCCGCGTCCTGGAAGACGCTCAACGTGGGCAGCACCGGCGGCTTCCTCAAGCTCGACGGCAAGCACGCTGACGTCTCGTTCGCGGTCAATGCCACGACCAAGACCGGGGTCAAGCAAGCTGCCGCCAAGGCGATCAAGGAGGGGCGCACGCCGCCCGACGGCTACAAGGGCTGAGGCAACCCCAACCCACGAGCGGGGGCGCAAGCCCCCGCCTCTCACGTTTTCAAGGAGAAACTCAATGACCGTGGAAGCAAGAACGCGTGAGGAATACGAAACGGCGTCCGCCCCTGCCCCCTGACAGACGGAGCGCTGGACAGACCCAGGGCGGCTGTGCTACACTCGCCCTGGGACCGCCCGGGTGGCGGCAGATTGACCGTTAAAGGAGAGAAGCGATATGAAAGTCCGATTTATGGTAGTACTCAAGAACTTGCAGGATCCCCACGGACGCGTTGCTGTGGCCCGATCGGAGGTAAACGAAAAGGATGCGGTAGCGTTACAAAAGCGGTTCATGAAGCTTAAATGGACCGAGCGTGGCCGCAACCTTTACACAATCGGGGACGTGGTGCTGACCATCGAACGTATTATCACAGACGAGGGGGTATAAATGGTGACCGTGTTCGTATTAAGCCGATACACCGCAAGCGAGGGGGACACCGTGCCCATCGCAGTTTCTACTGATCGTCGCAAACTGATCGCGCACGCCCAGAGGATTGCGCAAGACATCGTGGGCGACTCGGAAGACCTCTTTTGGGTCCGCGACCCTGACGGTTCCATGACCCTGACCACGGCCACCGAGGACCTGGACGACGAATCCGAATGCGACCAATTCTTTGTACACGAAGTGGAGGAGTTACAATGACCCAGTGTAGCAGATGTAATGGCAAGGGATACACCAGCGCCCACCTGGGCTCCTTTACGATGGAGGAGTTTTATGAATGCTTTGACACACCCGAGGACCGCGACGAATATTTACACGGTGGCTACGACAAGCCGTGCGAGCGCTGCCACGGCACCGGGAAGGTGACGGAAGAAGATGCACAGCGCTGGGAGCAGCGCAGAGCCGACCTTTACCTGCGATGGTGCGAGTCCGGGTGCCCCGAGGGTTCATTTGACAAATGGGCGGGCGTATGACTGAAAATGTACCGTTTGAGATGAAAAGAAAGCCGTGCGACGCTGAAGGTTGCACAGGATGGGCATATGGCAGGCGTTACTGTGGTGCGTACGTGTGTGAACGGTGTGGCAAGCACCACAAGCTCGTGCGTTGCTTCTGTGGCTGGTCAATGACGCGACCTGGCAAGGGACGGACAGAACTGGAGGAGATGGGGGAGCAAATTGATGACGACTATTGACTGGCACCTGGTAATCGAAATCGCACTAGGGACCGCAGGAGGCATTTTTGGCCTCGCTGTCGGCATTTGGTTTGTGAATCAACTGCTGGGGGACAAATGACACAACAGATTTCACAGGGGCAATTAGATGAATTATTAATGTCCATCACCGAGCCGATGCTGGTGGTCGGGCGGCGAGAAGACGAGTGTGTTGTCTATCTGATACACCTGGATGAAGAAGGCGATTTTGCGCGCGTGGTATGCCGCATCGTGCAGCATTGGGCCACCGGCAAGGGTATGACGGATGACGAGGCATGGAAGCTGGTGAACGAAGAGAGAAAAAACCCAACTCATAGAGGAGGATTTACAATGGAGCTAACGAAATGACGGCGCCAAACAGATCAGAAGTAATGCCACACGACTGGAAAGGTGACGAGCTCGAATACTGTGAAAATCTGGTAAAAAACCGGGGATCGCGTGAGGTGCCCGCTGCACATGTTGCAAGCTACCTGCAGTTACAGCTCGAGGATGCAGTGCGTGACGGCTTCCTGCAAGCTGCTCAGCAGATGCTGATGCTTATCCATAAGTGGAAGGAACATGGGTCGTGGAACCCGGGAGGAAGGATATGAAAGTGCGATGGGTAATGAGGGGCCTAGACGGGCAGGGCAATCCGTGGGTGACACAGGGCACGGTGTACTGCCAGGGGCCGAATTTCGACGCTGCAGTGAGCCAGGTGCAACGCGAGAGCTTTGAGCAATTGACCCAGGGAAAGGCAACTTACGGCCAGCCAGGGAAAGGAGGGTGCCGTGGTCCTTACACGATCACGGAGTTACACGCGGAGAAAGCAGATGACAGTCAGGTCAACTAGGGTGGCCGATGCTTTCACGGCGATGACCGAGCCCAACCAGATAAGGCTGTTTCAGCTTCTGGCGGTGCGTGCAGCCATAAAGCTTGAAGCCAAGGGTCTTAGGCATTCTGGTGGCCGGTCCGTAAAGGCGCGGTGGGCGTTTCATTACGGCCTACCGATACGGGCCAAACGGGTTCTGGTGCTCGAGAAACTGGAGGCAGAGATGCGGACACTAGGATGGCAAGGACCTACCGAAGGTCCGCCGTCACCCTGAAGCTGGGGTCGGTACGGGGATACCGACCCCTCCTTCGCTCGTGGCCACGGACGGCCCCGGGCGGCCCGGGAGGACCTGGCGCGAGACCCCCGGCTGTGCTAGACTGGACGCTCGGAGGACCGACGCATGTTTGCAGGTGATTCACAGGCATTGCGCTCGTGGCGCAGGTTCCTTGCGGCCCTGTTGAAGGGCAAGGGGCGACGGGACCCCGCGGTTGAAGCTTTAGGAGTCCGTGGGGCGATTACACATTATCGACATTTAATAAAGGAGATGGAGCGTGAGACAAGCGATACTAAATCCTCGGCAGCACATCACACCGGCACAAACAAACGTGGCCGACGCCCTACGCATCGTACGGCCTACCGTGGTGGCAGGAACCCGCGTCGTACAGGATAACAACCTACGCGGAGCGTGGTATTTGCTGTGCACCTTCTGGGCAGGTAAGTACAACTTGGACCAGCAGCAGGCCAAGGAGTTCTTTGACCGTGCAGGAGTGCCCGACTAATGAACTTAGTAATAAAAGGAACCCTCGATGACGCAAAAGCGGCCCTGCAAAAGCACGGGCTCTGGGACTACATGCAAGGAGAGCCCAAAGTACGACCACCACTCTATAGCGGCTCTGCGATGGTTGAAGCCGTTATCCCTGACGACAAGAGAGCTGTTGTCGCTGCTTGGTATGTTGAGAACCTTTCGTCGACACCGTTTCCGCCTGGGACCTTGCTCCACTACACGGAGGGGCGCGAATGAGCAGATGCCTGATCGTGGGCTGCCCTAATAAAGCTCGTAAGCGTAGCCCCATATGCAAGAACTGTGCCTCTACCAGTGGGCGCTGGCTCAAGCGTGGGCCCGACGCCATCCTCAGCAGGCAGGAGACGCTCGAATACTGGCAGAATCGCATGCAATATCTGGGCCATACCCATAAGGAATATAGAAATGTCGCTAAACAAATCGAACGGCGAAGATCAGTCAAAGCCTCACTGGACGCAGACGCCCGCCGGGCGCAGGCGCGTGAGTGAGTGGATGAAAAAGAGGCACACCAAAAAGGAGGCGCCACCTCGTGGGCAACTTACCATGGAGCAGTATAACCTAGCCAGGAAGCTGCAGAAGGCCACGCGGGAGCGGATTGTCGCGAGTGGGGGCGAAATCGGGAGCATGGAGATCTACGCCACCTTACTGATCGAGTCGCTGCTCGGCGGGAAATGACGCACTGCAGCATTGCGAGACTTGTGCGAGAGCACGGGTCGTGTTCCAATGGGGGCGGCTCGTGCGAGCCGCCCCCATCAATAAAGGATCAAGCATGTCGAAAAAATCGTCGCCCATCTTTTCCAAGTTCGGGCCCAAGTACATGACTTATTATCGGCACGAGGATCACTCAACCCATGCACTGTGCTGGGAGGAGCGAGAGCTGCAAAAAGATGAGGAAACCAAGAAGTTCCAGGTGGTGGTCAAAGCTTATCATGTTCTGTATACAGGCGATAACGGAGGACCTGTTTATGAGATCATCCCACGGGCACAGGCACAACACCGTGCCGTGTTTTCACCGACAGCCGTCACAACCGCTCCCGAAGCTTTTGAAGACTATCTCAGACGCCGTCTTGTGCAGTACGGTGGTCCTGCTGAAATGTGGCGGCGATTTGGGCTCGAGCCGCCTGCCCACAGTGTACAAAGCCTGCCCGGGAGCCAGGCAGCACACGACGAGATGTACGAACGGGCAGCACGTCTACTGGGGGTTCCGGAACCAGACCTCAGGAAGAAGTACGGTCACTTAAATCCGGGTCTTCAGCAGATGAATCTACGAAATCGGCTCCGCGGGAAGGGACACAATGTCTGAACAACCAAGCGATGAGGATCTGTACGTGGCGCTTACAACTCAGCACACGCCATTACCAGACGGCATACGTGTCATACGGTTAAGTAAAAATGCGACCGCTCAGATAATGGATAGTGTTCATTTGAAAAAGCATACATATTTCACAATCTCTTTCGCCGGGGATATAGTGAAACAGCACCAGAAGTGGAGTAAGGCGCTGTTCCATGCCAATGTGCAGCATATGGTGGTATATAATCCACGATCGCGCAGGGCGCTGTTAACAACAAGGCAAATGACCTTCAGGCCCGTTCACTTGTTATTACACCGCGACATATTTGATACCCACCCGGCGCGGGCGATGCAGATTTGTGAGCGGCCAAATTGCTGCTGGTGGGAGGGCATCGATGATAAATAATCGTCAACCGCAGAAGCCGACGGTGCAGTGTCTGGCCTGCAACGGCTGGTTCCAGGCCGAGCCGCATACCAACGTGATCTACCCAATCTGTGACGGCTGTCTCGCGTCGCAGAAGGGCCAGCACGAGACAGGACGGACACTGTGGCGGGTCTATCTGTGCACCGACCTGACGGATCAGGGAATCGGCCCCTTTTATACCCGACAGGAGCGGAACACGTTTTTTGCTAATGTACACCGTACACATCCGCATCTGGCAGCAAAGATGCAGCAGATCCGGGTCTTCGAGGAGTCGATCAACCCGCCCGGGAAGAGGACTTGACGAGGCAAATCGAGATGTGTTTTAATTCGGCCTATGACTCGAATCCTGTGCAGCAAGCGAGTGAGGGTTGTCCACAGCCCGTCGGGGCTCGACCAATTAGAGCCTCCGAGGTTGCGGCACTTTGTGGTACGGCACCGCAACGACGAGGACGAGTTCTTCATGACACAGATGATAGCTGCCAATGAGGAGGAAGTGCGGGCAGAGATGGAACAGTTGCTGTCCCGTAGCGACTTCGTGGTTTACGAATTGGGTTAGGCGCACGGTTCCTCCATACCGACGGTACCCGCTGGCAGACCGGGAGCGCCGAAGTCTGCCTCTATAAGGGAGATAGAGAATGATTCCGATACCTTCGCGAAATGCAGATGAGACCTGGTTTACTGGATACCTGATCGGGGTACTCAATAATCAACAAATCAACGCTATGCACATACGGGAGACCGAAACTCCCGGGCCAACTGATCTACTCGTCTGGCAGGGGTCCGAAATCCTAGGCTGGGTAGAGTTAAAGGTCGGTGCCACTAAAATAGACGTATCACAGCGCGAATTCATACGCCAGCGAGACATCGAGGCTGGAAATGTCTATGTCATGCGTTTGCGTAAAAACGAGCGGAATGTCCAGTGCTATCTCGGCCTGGACGATACACCGTTCCAGATTCTCTACAACTTAACTGAAGTAAACTGGAAGCTATGGTTCTGGGAACAGCGGCGTAATGCCACACGATATAAATAGGGGGATATTCATGGCTGAAAAGATCAGAATTGATGCCAGCAAGGTTTTGGCCCGGGTTCGCGGCAAGATAGTCTTTGTCGATGCTGCGGGGAACCAGAGCACCATAAAGGCTGCCAATGCCGAGATAGTCGGGGAATTACCAACAAAGGAGACGAAAATGGCTGACAATGGGAATGGCAAGCGGAAGAGCAAGAAGGCTAAAAAGGTGTCTGAAGCCACGGGTGTTCGCACCATCGGCGGTAAGGCTGTGGACTTGACCAAGTACATTAAGGTCAAGACGGCTGCGGGAGGCACGTCTTACAATAACGGCGACGCCGTTGCTGAGCGCCTGCAGGGCAAGAGCCTGGAGGAAGTGTACACGATCGCGGCCAAGGCGCTGAAGATCGAGGAGAAGGAGTTGTACGCCAAGTACAGGCACCTCAACGTGGGCATGCAGAGAATGGCGCTCGGAAACCGGATGCGCAAGGGGACACGAGCCGCCGCCTAACCTTAGCCGCCCCCCGGGCCAACCCCGGGGGGTCTTATGGAGGACTCCAAATGCCGTCGACTACTCAACGTCGAAGGAAAAACCGTAAGGAAATGCTTGAGCATCTGAAGTCTGGCCCTTGTACGTGTTGTGGGCGGACGTTCCCACCGATGGAAATGTGTTGGGATCAGGTGCGGGGCCTGGACCTGCCAAGTTTTCGGATCAGCATGCATGCTAATCACTCGTGGGGCGCTGTGCTGGCTCAGATCGAACGCTGTGATCTGGTGTGCCGTGAGTGTTTTACCTACCGAAGGCGTTTTCGTACAATTCTGCAGTCGCGGGAAACTATTGTACCCATGACTGATAGCATCCATGAGCAGAAGGCCCTCGAGCAGGAGTTAAAACGCCATGGAAACAATTGAACTCGATCAGGAATTAGTAAAAAGATTCATGGCATTATTTCAAGGTAATACCCGATGCTTTGGGCAGTATAACGCTAGGACAAAGAAGCCTCAAACTATTAAAAGTCCATATAAAATCGATCACTTTATTGAGCATCTAGAAGGGACGATCGGCCTGGGGCTGGTGCCAATCTTAGACGATTGCACCTGTTGGTTCGCGGCAATCGATATTGATGTAAAAGGAGAAGATCACGTTCGGGGCAAGGAAAAGGTGGACATCTTTGAAATCGAAGAGAAGGTCCGAAGAAATGAGTTACCCCTTATAGTCTGCCGATCTAAGTCCGGTGGCGCACATTGTTATGTATTCTTCAAGGAGCCGCAGCGAGCGGGTGACGTGCGGGTGATGCTGGCACGCTGGGAGGTTCTCCTGGGCTGTCCCGGGTCTGAAGTCTTCCCAAAGCAGTCTACGCTCGACCAAAGAGACGGCGACCGGCCCCTCGGTAGCTGGATCAACTTGCCATACTACGACACAGCGAATTCTGAGCGTTACTGCGTGGATGGTGGTAAAATAGTAACACTCGACTATTTCATTGAATTGGCTGAAGGCAAACGCTGCCTATTGAAGCAATTTGAGAAGCAGGCTGTGGGAGATTTCGATGTGGGCCCGCCGTGCCTGCAGAAGATGTTAGAGTCACCAGTGGAACAAGGAGGTAGAAACACCGCTGTGTTCCAAGGTGGAGTATTTTTACAACGGGCCTTTCCTGACGACTGGCGGCATCGACTGGATATGTTTAACAAAATGGCACTAGTCACCCCCCTGGAAACGAGGGAAGTGCGGCAAATAGCGGGGTCAATTCACCGTAGGCAATATCAGTATAAATGCCGTGAGGAACCGTGCCGGTCGCTATGCAATCGCGAACTATGTAAAACTAGGACATATGGTGTAACACCGACCGACGAGCGTGCCAATGAAATACCGGTAATTGATAAAGTAGAAAAAATTATGGGTACGCCAGTGCTATGGCGGCTTACGATCAAGGAAAAAATAATTGAACTCACCACACCGCAATTATTTGAGTATAATATGTACCGGCAGGCGGTAGCCGAGCGTCTAAACTTCCTGTCCCCGCGTATGAAAAATGACGAGTGGGACCAATATTTAAAAGATATCCTGGCTCATAATAATATGGAGGTAGTGCAATCCACGACGATGGACGACATGTATCTTGATCGAGTGCATGATTTTTGTAAGCGAGTAATACCTGATAAAAATTTGGCGGAGGATATAAGAAGACAGGCGCTACAACGGGGTACACCGACATTCATCTGCATTACGAGTCTTACAGGGGAACGGGAATGGTTTTATGCTTTTCGGGCCACTGACTTCATCGAACATTTACGAAGAAGGAAGCAGCTCACTGTGCCGGATTATCAAATACACACGATCTTAGGTAAAATCTTAGATAAAAGTCTTAAACGCAACAAGCTACGGGTCGTGAATACGACCGTATCAAACGTGTGGTGCATTCCTGAAGCGCACATGGCGGATGAACCGGTACCAGATGTCCAAACCAAACTGGAGTATTGATGGCTACTATAGAGTATGAAGAAACTAAAAATCGGCTTGTTATCAAGGCCGGAAATTGGGAAGAAGGTAATACTATGATGATGCTGCCTTCCCGACGCTGGATGCCGGCCCGGGGAGTATTTGTCATCCCCATGACGCGGGTAAATATGTTGCAAATAATGGAGGCGAATAAAGTTGGTAAGTTTGACCTGAGCACGTCATACACAATTCGCAGCCTGATGACACAGACGGCGTACCCTACACATCTGGGCCGTCAGTTTCCTTCTAACTACGAATTCCCGGTCGAGCCGTTCCCTGATCAGCGAAAGGCCATTCACAAGATCTTCAGAGAGAACTGTGGAGCCTTGTTCATGCGGCCCGGGGCTGGAAAGTCATACGTGGCTATCAGCATATTTTCCCAGGCGTTCACTGAGAACTGTATCGATTTGGCAATGGTGTTATGCCCCCTGACAGTTACAACCGTATGGGCGGGCGAGGACGGCCAGATAGCTAAATACTGCCCACACCTGTGGCAGGCACTCACACCTCCGATCCAGAAAGGACTGCGCATCGACCGGCCCCGTTTCACGTGGCTGATAGTGGGCATCGAGTCTCTGTCACAGGGGGGCATGTTTCATAAGCTTACCGAGTTGTTGGCGGGTAGAAAGTTTGGGTTGCTGGTGGATGAGTCGAGCAGGATAAAAAATCACAAAGCTATCAGGACTGAGCGAGCTATGGAGCTTGGGCAGATGGCGAAGATGCGTTTGATCGCCAGCGGCACGCCAGCAGTGAATACACTGGTCGACCTATATGCGCAGTTTGAATTCCTGGATCCTAACATAATCGGCCTGGGCGATTTCTACGCATTCCGTTCTCGCTACTGCAGAATGGGCGGATATAAGATGAAGCAAGTGGTGGGTTACGATCACGTGGATGAGCTTATGGGCCTGATCGAGCCTTATAGCTACCGCTGTGACAAGCCGGAGGGGATTCCTGCCAAGCTGTACTCTGAACGCTGGGTGTCAATGCTACCGCAACAGCGCCTGATGTACACCAGGACTAAAGGTGGCTACACCGAAGGAATTTCAGTTGCTAACATCCTGAATCGGGTGGAGAAGTTGGCGCAGATTGCGGGTGGTTACTTGAAAGAGGACCCTCGAAAGGTGATCGATCCGGTAACGGGCCGGGAGCGGAAGATGGAGGGTAAAATCATCTGGGCCATGCCGCTGAAGGATAACCCGAAAATCCAGGCAATGTTGGAGTTCATTGAGGAGATCGGGGATGCAAAGTGTGTGTTCTGGGCCAAGCACCTGTGGGAAGTGGAGCAGATGGAACGGGCCATAACTGATATCCTGTCGCGTCCGGTCGGCAGGCTGATTGGCAGCACTTCTGTAGAACACCGGGCGAATGTCATTAAACAATTTCAGGAGCATGGGTTACGATACATCGTCGGGAACCAACAGACGGGAGGCATTGGGATAACGCTCACCGCCGCTCACTACTCATTCTATTACTCAAACACTTTTTCCCTCGAAGATAGAATACAGAGTGAGGACAGGCTGCACCGCATTGGGCAGCACAACGAAGTTCTATATGTCGATTGTCGGATGGAGAAATCCGTCGACAATTTGTTCAAAGCGGCACTACAGGCTAAGCTGGACATGGACAAGTTCATAGCGAAGGCCCTGGATGAAGCCGGTGTAGAATCCATCAAGGAGCTTATATGAGTCTCTATCCTGTGCCAGTAAGCCTGACTCTAATTGATCGTGGGTCCAAGTATGGAGATTTTCTGAGAATGTCCGACTGCGCGCAACGGCTCAGAACCATTATTCGTGCCTATGCGAAAACGGATATGGAGTGCTATAAATATGAAGCACTCGAGATGATCTGTTTAAAGATGGCGCGGCTCGTGTGCGGGGACTCAAACAACAGGGACTCATGGCATGACATAGAGGGATATGCAAGGCTCGCGGGCGACCTCTTGACGCCCAAAGAGGAGGCGTGATTGAATACGCATTCGAACGATATCGGAGCAGCCATGGCGGATAACGAACCGATGGTCTACGTCGTAGACCAACAACCCTTCGATTATAGCCCTGCCGCCGCATTCGGTACCCTGTATTTTATGCGGTCTGTTCGGCTTGCGCCTTCCGCGCCGAACGATCGCAACGAGTGGAATACGAATGCGATCAAGCAGCTTCGTGGCGAGCTTCGTGATTACATCCCCGGCAGGGATTACGTGATCCCGACCGGGGCCCCCACCAAAATGCTGCTAGTCGGGATGTTGTTGGCACAACTCGGTCCGACTCACAAGTTGCTGGGCTGGGATGCACGTGCTCAGAAGTACCATTGCTATGAGCTTGAAATATGAGGAGATACGTTATGTATACACGGCTCGCTACTCTCTGCCTTTGTGCCACGGCTAACGTGGCCTCTGCGCAGCAGGCAAAGGACGCAGAACAGCCGAAGGATAAGCAGAGCATTTCTATATGGCTGGAGGCATTCGGTGATGCCGATCTCGTAGAAAAGTATGTACAAATGCTCATCGAGTCTGGTGCGCTCAATCCCCCGGTAGCATGCTTCGGCATGGACGGTTGCGGGCTCGTGCCGCCTGAGCCCGACGCGCCGACCGACGCGAGCACGGGTGCAGGTGGCGGTAGCTTTCCTGCGGAAATGGATTGGGATATTAAAGATGACCACGCTAAGCGTGCCAGCATACCTGAGCCCTCGAGCCTGGTGCTATTCATCCTTGGCCTAATCGGACTAGGAGTCAGAAAGCGCGTATGAGTAAGGATATAAAGGAAGAACAGGAGCGGGCCCATAGGGCGGATAGGCGCTGGCGCATTACTGCTGCCCAGTTACCGCCTATGGGAGAGATTGTTGAGGCGTGCTGGCATCCACCAGGGCAGGCAGGCTACGTAATTGAGGACTCGATACTGGACAAAAACGGTAAGTGGGTGATAATCTCGGCCCTGATGGCCGTTGGCATGTCGGCCCAGAACCCGGGCCCACCAAACTTCTGGAGGTACCAGACGCGGGGGCCGGATATCGATGGCGTGTTTGCAGATAAAGGATTCTAATATGTATGACTTCCATGTGAAACCTGAGACTGCTATGACGGCAATCGAGACATTAGCAACTTATGTGGCGGAACGGGCATCATTACTTAACGATGAAGGGGGCCGCAAATTGGAGTCAGTACAAGTGGCTGTCAAGATGATGGATGCCTTATTCCGGTTCAAGGAGCTGCTCCAGGCCAATGTAAAGACGCCGTGCGAAAAGGCGTATGACACCCTGCGCTTCACTACCATCCCGACCCTGATGGACGAAGCAGGGATGCCATCAGTTACTCTTGCGGGCATCGGACGGGTGAACCTCCAGAACGATGTATCTGTAAAAGTGGACGACCCCGATGGCTTGCGAAAATGGCTGACGGCTAACGACTTCGAAGACATGATCAAACCCACGGTGAATAACCAGACCCTGGCGGCATTCGTCCGTGAGCGCATCAAGGAAGTAAAAGACCTGCCAGAATCGATAACGGTGACGCCGCTGGTCCGGGCCGTTATTACACGCAGCGGGGTGAAGACCTGATGGAAAAGAGCGTTATACCCCAGGAGTTCCCACAGGGGCGTGCCTGTCGCACTTGCCAATGGATGGGCATCTTGCAGACAGTTACTGGTGGCTCCATGATTTGCCGCAAGTGTGCGCCCCGTGTATTCGCTATCGCTTTACCCAAGCCCTCTGGTCTGCAGTGGGCTTCCACGTCAGCGTGGCCCGACGTTTCCCCGACTGACTGGTGTGGTGATTATCAGAAGCGTCAGACAGAGGTATCAAATGGCTAGCAAACCGAGTGTGGCGAGCAAGAGCGTGACCGCAACCAAGCCAGTGGATCAGTTGCCTGCAGAGCCCAGCACGCAGGAAGTAATGCCGGATTATATGCGGCATGGTCCGTCGCGTGGCTCAGAGCAGGTAGGTGTTGACGACCTGGTAATCCCGAGGCTCGAGATCGCACAGGCATTGTCACCGGCAGTGGATAAGACCCACTCAGCCTACATTGAAGGCTGTGAGGTGGGAGACATCTATAATTCGGTGACTCGGCAGGTGTACGGGCCAAAGGTACGGGTAGTTCCCGTTCTATTCAAAAAGGACTGGCTGGTATGGCGTGACCGGAGCAAAGGTGGTGGCTTTCGTGGCACTTTTCCCATGCTGGAAGACGCCGAGAAGCGCATTGCTGAGCAGGAAAAGCCTGACGAGTATGAGGCTAAGGATACGCATCAGCATTATGTGCTGGTTCTGAAGGAAAACGGGGACACCGAGCAGGCAGTGATTTCCATGGGCGTAACCACTTCCAAAGGGAAGGTTTCACGTAACTGGAACTCATTGATCCGGCTTGGGGGCGGTGACCGGTTTTCTCGCTCCTACATCCTAATGGTGGTAGATGAGACCAATAACCAGGGACAGAAGTACAAAAATTTCGCGGTACTGCCCGGGAAGTGGGCCCCCATCAAAGCCTATAAAGAAGCCGAAGCCATCTACATGGGCATGAAAAGCGGGACGATACGGACCGTCGTTGATGATAAGTACGACGAGCCGGCCACAAATCCGGCATCAACTGAGTATTAAGTTCTAATGTGGTCCGGTCCCCGGTGCCCCCATCTGATCAATTCTAGACATGTTCTTATGAGCGGTGAGGGGACTGGACCTCCTTTGAGTGAGCGGTTGCGAGATGCCGCGAACTTTATACTCGTGCTCATTGTTGTACTCCTGAGTACCCTGGCGTTCGTCGCCATGCTTGCGTTGATCGCAATAGGCATTCATGAGTTGTTGAAAGGATAGCGTATGAGGCATGAAGTAATTATAGGGCCCCCCGGCACTGGGAAGACGTCGGAGCTAGCGAACAAGGTCCGTGCTCATCATAATGAGAATCCGGATCATAACATTCTTTTCATCAGCCATACCAATGCTGCGGCTGAGGAAGCCCGTTCGCGCTGGGTCGATGGCCCCGGGTTCAACCAGCGAGTGATAACATCAACTATGCATAGCTTCTGCCATCGGCAGATGGGTAAAGGCTATGTGGTGGACAATTATAACCTTCAACCTTTTATGGAAGACTTTGGGCTGGACCTGGAGGATGGGGGCACGGGTGCCCAATATGTACAAATCATGTCTCGCGCCCGATCGAAAATGGTCCCCATATCGCAGGAGGTGGAGAAGCTGCGCACGTTTGGCGGTACCTGGCCCCATTTCCAATCGTTCTGCAGGTCATACGACATGTGGAAGAAAGAGCATGGGTACATTGATTTCTCTGATATGTTGGATCGCTATCTTAACTGTAAGCGTGGCACCAATCTTCGCTTACTCGCTGTGGATGAGGCACAGGACCTCACGCCGCTTCATTGGAAAGTAATACGGCATGTCATGACTTTAAACCCCGATTGCCGGGTACTGGTGGCAGGTGATGAAGACCAATCAATTTACGCTTACATGGGGGCGGATCCCCTGGGCATCCATGCGTTTCACGACGAGTTCAAGACTGCTTATCAGGTGCTGGAGCAGAGCTATAGAGTTCCACGTGTTGTACATGCGGTTGCGTCCAGAGTCATTGACAGGATCAAAAACCGCGTCCGGGTCGTATACAAGCCAAGAGAAGCTGAAGGGCGCTGTTCGAACTTCGCGGATGCAGGTTACATTACCAAGCAGCTTAAAGCTGGTAAGGACAATCTCATTCTGTATAGTGACCGTTTCATACGAGATGAAATCGAACGGGACCTCATCTCTGACCTCGTTCCTTATACGGTGGTGTCCGGATTACCTGGACCTCTTGACATTAAAGCAGGCCGCGTACTTAAGCTGGCTATATCTCCGCCCCCGGGAAACGCAGAAGATTGGGCTGAGCGTCGAGCATTCATCAAATCCGCCCTGTCAAAACACGGAGCCGCCATCTGGGACTCAGTAGGTCACCTTGCGGTAATGGCACGGCTAGTAAAGAGAGATCTCACAATGTTACGGGTAAGGCCCGCGCACCAGGACTATCTGTATAATGTGGACCTGTCCCAGCCAGTGGAAACTAGGTTATCTACGATCCACGGGGCAAAAGGTAGGGAGGGTGAGATTGTTCACCTGTCGCTAGGCCAATCATCAGCCGCTTCTCTGCAGTCATTAGATAGTCCCGATAACCAACACCGTCTTTTCTATGTGGGTGTGACCCGGGCACGGGAAGAACTCGTTACTTACGAGGGGACGGATAATGGCTACGATATCCACTCCTAATGCTAGCATCCTGTTGTCTCGGCCCATAGTTGCATTGGACACGGAGTGCACGGGCCTGGACTGGGTACGCAAGGATCGCGTATTTGGTATATCCCTCGCATGGCGCGACAACCAGAACAAGCTCTGTTCCTGGTATGGCGACGTGCGTGACGAAAGCACCCGCCGCTGGTGCCTGGATGTTATCCCGAAACTAGGCAGGGTGACTGGCTGGTACCTCAAGTACGACATGCACATGCTGCGGGAATCAAACATCCCACTGGCGGCGGGGGCTGCGGACTGTAGCATGATAAGAGAATGCCTGCTACACGAGGACGAATATGATTATTCGCTGGACGCGGTATCCCAGCGTAGGTTCGGGGAGCATAAAGCCGATCCGTGGGCTGATCTCGCTACTTTATACGACGGCAAACCTACTAAAGAGGCACAGGCAACTAACCTCCATCGTGCACCCTTCCATGTCGTCGAAGCATATGCTAAGAAGGATGCTGAACTCGCGTTGCGTAACTGGGAGGCGCAGGAGACAGAGATACGCCTCCAGGGGCTTAATCTAGTAGCCACAATGGAAAGAGAATTATTAGAAGTCATCGTGGACATGGAACGCGGGGGTGTGCGAGTGGACGTGGCCAGGGCAGAAGAAGCAATCCCGCAGATGACGCAGGCAGTTCATGAATCCCAGCAATCACTAGATAAGTTAGCGGGTCACCCTATTAACGTCAACAGCCAGCCACAGGTAAAAGAGTTGCTAGGAGTGCATAAGGCTAGCGACGGACGCTGGTATACCAAATGTGGTGTGCTGTTAGAACCCACGGAATCTGGCAAATCGGGGCAGCTACGCAACGCTAACCTATACCAGTGCAAGAATCCGGCAGCAGCACTGATTGCACAGATCCGGGGTTTCATTAAGGCCCGCGACGTGTTCCTGCAGAAGTATATATGTGAAATGCACCATAAAGGGTACGTACATGCCAACTTCAACCAGACTCGTTCCGAGGAGGGGGATGGGACTTACACGGGCCGTTTCAGTGTCACCGATCCCGCCCTGCAGCAAATTAACAAACGTAACAAGGCAATGGCTGCGATCGTGCGTGCATGTTTCATCCCTGACCCTGATTGTGAATGGGGATGTTTTGACTGGTCTCAAAAGGACTTTCGGATGTTTGCGCATTACCTTAATGACCCCCGAATCAATGAGGTATACGTTAAAAACCCGGCGGCTGATTTCCATGGGATTACAGCAACTATTACAGGACTACCGCGTGATCGAGACCAAAAAACGGGGGGCGCGAACGCAAAGCAGATGAATCTCGGTCTAATCTTTGGTATGTCGGCGGGGCGCATGGCTAAGGAAATGGGGCTACCGTATACCCGGAATGAAAAGGGATTTTATGTCGCAGGACCCGAAGCACAGTCGCTTTTCGCTAAGTATCATGATAACATCCCAGGAGCTAACCGAATTAAGGAAAGCGTTGCAAGCGTCGCTCGATCACGGGGCTATATTAAAACTCAGTTGGGACGTCGGCTCAGGTTCCATAACGATAACGCCTATAAGGCCGCAGGAATTTTATACCAGTCCCAGGCCGCCGAATCCATGAAGGTAAAGACTATTGAGTTACATAAACTGGTGAAGGATAGAGGCGCACGGCTGGCGTTACTGGTCCATGACGAATTTGATCTATCAATGCAATTTGGGCGACAGAAAATACTTGACAGTAACATAAAGGAGCTGCTAGAAGATTTCACTGGCATAGGAAAATATCCCCTAGAATACCGAATCCCGATTCTTACAGAGTATGGGCTCGGCATTAACTGGTATGAGGCATCATTATGACAGAAATAGTAGCGATACAGGGCATGCAGTGGGGCTCAGAGGCTAAGGGCAGTATTGCCCTGGTAACGGCCCTGGGCTGGCAACCAGATGCGGTGGTCGCGGCGTGGCATCCGAATGCAGGCCACACGGCGCACATGAATGATAAGAAATACGTGCACTCCATGCTGCCGATCGGCGCGCTGTCCCCATCAGTGAAGACTATTTTAATCGGCCCGGGGGCAGTGGTTGACCTACACAAGCTCCAGACAGAACTGGCGTATGCCGCTGACCATGTACGCGGCAAGCATGTGATAATTCATAGCAACGCCGCATTGCTACAGACGACCGACGCAGACGAGGAGAAAGACCTGGTGCGAATCGGTAGCACTATGAAAGGATCGATGATCGCGGCCATCCGCAAGATGCGGCGGGGGCCGCAGGCCACGATCGGGCAGGTATTGTTGCGGCACGATTTAATAACCGTCTCGGGTAGTGCATATGACAGTGCTGTCGACAATAGCAATAAGTTGCTAGTGGAGGGGGCACAGGGTTATGGGCTGGGCATCCACACGCCGTTCTACCCGTACTGCACATCGCGCGACGTAAGCACCGCACAACTACTGGCAGATTGTAGAATACCGTGGAGCGATGACATCCGCACCATCGGGGTTTGCCGTACTTACCCCATCAGGGTAGCGAACCGGTACGACGACAAGGGTGAGCGCATCGGCTGGTCGGGGGATACCCATCCATTCCAGCGAGAACTGAACTGGCAGGAGGACCTGCACCGGGAGCCGGAGCTTACCACGGTAACCAAGTTGCCGCGCCGCATCTTTGACTTCAGCCTCGAGCAGGTGTGGGAGGCAGCACGCATCATGCGGCCCTCGTGCATAGCATTAACGTTCTGTGATTATCTGCTGTCGATGGATGACAACCTATGCCTAAACGGACAGGGCCGGGCTAACCTCCCACAACCAGTTAAACAACTGGCAGGCTCTATCAGGACTCACATTAACGTCCCGGTGCGCCTGTTCTCATTCGGCCCCACTGTGAGAGATGTGTGGCAGCGTGACTTTGATGATTCGCTGTGGCCCCTGACCCGTCCATACCTGGCAGAGGAGCCTTTCAATGGCCAGTCCTAACTGGGATTCGATAACCGAAGCTTCCCTATACATCCACTACTGGGCAGACCGTACATTTCCGGGACGCGTCCCGGAGCGGGCGCTCTCTAAGCTGGTCATGGAGGAGATACCGGAGCTTCTGCAGCACCGCAAGGAGCGGGGGGTGGACAGCATAGCCGGTGAACTAGCAGACTGTTTCATACTATTGATGGATCTTGCAATATGCTGGAATGTGGACCTGTCACAGGCCATCCGGGACAAGATGCGGATAAATGAGCGACGCATGTGGCAAAAAGACGAGGCCACCGGCCATTACCATCATGGCATAGAATTGCACGTAGAGTCGGAAGGAGGGCACTGTGACTAGGAATGAGCTGTACGACATGCTACAATTACACACAATCCGCCGGTGGCAGATTGTGGAGGTGTCGCGCGACCAATCGGTGGCCGAGCACAGCTTCCGGGTATGGGCCCTGACTATGAACCTTTATGACACCCTTTTCACAAATGGGAGCCTGGAGAGGGAATCGCTTTCACAGCTTGCTCTGATCCATGATCTGCCGGAGATTGTCACGGGCGACATCCCGTCCACCATGAAGGATACATTAAACAAGATCGGGCCCGAGGTCTCTCGCAGGCTCGAGGAGATAGTGACGCAAGAAGGTTTCCCTACAGTCTATAGGGCAATAAAAGGGATGGTAGGCACGCCGAGTTGGTATCTGCTCAAGATCGCAGATAATGTAGAAGCGATCCTATGGATGCAACAGTATGGAATATACAAGGCGGGGGCACGCGGCTGCAGTGAGGATGTGGTTAATGGCCTAATGAGAAAGATAGAGGATATCTTGCACCTTATTAAAATGAAATACCCATCGACTGCTGACTGGAGCCTCGCTAGGGATTGGGTAGAAACGGTTATCGGTGGCTTACTTCCTACTGCTGTCCGGTGGCCTGACGTGCCGCCTGCACAGCCAGAGGGGCCATCGCAAGAGGGGAAGCTCCGGGGGTAGGTGGCTGGCTACCTGCCCCCAACTGGTTCATCGCACCGTATTGCGCCATGGGGTCCTGGGCCGGCGTAGTGCCCAGGGACTGGTATCCCGCCGTGCTCCCCGTGAGTCGGTGCAGGCTCCGGGCCGCGTTCAGATGCGCCCGGAGTAGGGCCTGCGCGTGAGCGGCCAGCACCCGTGAACCCATCGGATTCTTTTGGTTCAGTTGCTGTACGCCCTGTGTCAGGCTCGACAGGATAGAAGGGGAAGTAGTTTGCTGGGGCTCCCGGGCCATCGCAAATGCGTCAGTAATACCTTTGACTGACCCGCCACCTTGGAAACCGGGGGACTGGCCTTTGTCGTGGATGACATGTGCGTCCACATGGCTGATACCCAGACGACGAGCAGCCTCTACCCTATGATTACCATCCAGGATGTTACCAGCTACATCGATGACAACTGGGTTCATTTCCTTGCCGTCGGTGATTGCTTTCTGAATCCCATTAACATTGTCTTCATTCAGGACACGGTTCTGGGTGAGCCCATGAATAGGCACTTCGATTGGCCCGGAGGTAGTTTGCCCCTGTTTAACCAGCATCTTTCGGACATTGGTCTTCATTCTCCCGCCCCGGGCCATTCCCTGTAGTGCTGTTGGCTGTACCGGAGGGGCACCAGCGATGGGTTGCTGTGGTGACGGTATCTGGAAAGGAGCAGGGGGCGCAGGCTTTGGTGTAGTCATCCGCTTGTGGATTGCGGCAAGCTGGGGGTGCTTGAGTGCATGCGGGTCGGCTGCCAGCACCGCCGCTGCCTTATTCTTATCTCCGACTTCCAGGTGGGCCATCGCTGCCTTTACGGTCTTGAGCATGTCCTGGATCGGGCCAGTCTGTACCTGCCCACCGCTGGCGTACTTCTGGGCGAGACCACCGAGCCGGTAAAGAGGGACACCTGATTGCATGATACTTTCCCGGGCATCCTCGGGCAATAGGATACGATTAAAGTCATGACCTATCACAGTTCTTTGTTGATTTCGTATCAATTGATCTAATTTACTAGTTACTTCTGGAAGATGTTGCATCATACTCCGCATGGTATTCCGATACTCGTCACGTGTATTTTCCCAAGTGGTCACCAAAGACGCATCATCTTGCCCCGATCGTCTTGCTTCATCATAAGGAACTCGAGTAGTACGTAACGCGCCCTCTGCCGCGTCATGTTCTATCTTGGCTTGTCTTAGTGCAGGGGACAAGATATCGGGATCCAGGCGTGATAATGCCTCCTTAAAATAGCTGGAATCAGCAAGCATGCGGCGAGTACCATCTTCTCCGGAATAGGAACGTCCTTGTAACATATCTAAATTAGATCGTGATTGCTTAAGACGACGTACGTAGTCTAAATCAGTTGGGATGGTTTTGTTAACATAACTGGAATCGAGCCCATAACGTCGTGCTAAATCGTTCCAAGCATTAGTAACTGGCCCTTCATAGAATTTTTGTAGCCCTGGGTTATCTTGATATCGGCCACCAACAATAGACGGATCAACTAATGATATACTACTTTCACCGCGTTGGGCTGCCATCATCATAGCTTTACGTAATTCGTGATTTATCCATGCATTACCACTAAAAGGAACATCAGTCCGCTGGGGATTCTGTTGGTGTACATCTGATTGGATTTCATCCACCAATCTACCCAATTTTGGCAATACATTTTGTCGAGTCCAGGAAATACCTCTATAGTCATAATTGGGTTCATGTAAAGCAGAATCGTATCCACTTCTCATGAAATGAGTAGAGAAACGGGGCATTTGAGATAATCTTGTAATTTGAGGTTCGGGACTACTAGTTACTACATCTTCCGCCCATTTTGTACCAGGCGTTCTAAACCGCCCATAAGACGTTGGTCTTATTTCTCTAATCTGTGGCGGAAGGTCTTTAGAGACATTCAATTCATCCAATGCTCCACGTAACGGTGAACGTAATGAAGAATAGAACAAAGGTGTAAATTGTTGTCGCCCGCTACTACGCGTACTACGCAAGGCATCTAACATTTCTTCCCGGGTAAAAGATCCTGGGGCCCTTAATTTTAAATTAAAATCTAAGCCAGCATGCCGTAGCTCATCGGCTGTAAGTCCAAACTGCCGCCCACCACGCGTAATAGTTTTACCGGGAGATAGATAATTTGCCCATTGGGTCCCGGGCATCTTGTTGGGAGAACGCTGTAACAGTTCATCGAGCGTCGAAAAAAACCCATGCATCGGAAAGCCGGAGTGCTGCGCCGTCTCAGCAGACAGGGCCCGCAGGGCCCGTGCAACTTCTTCAGCTTTGGAACCCATAATGCTTTACCATCCTTCTGGCTCTTCCAAATCCTCGGGGAACCAGTGTCCAGGAGCTTCAGGTGACTCATAGCCC